TATGCAAGGAACTGGTTGGTGGTAAGATCGCTTCCTGATTCAGAAGTGTTTGTGTCGCTGATATAAAAATTCTCACCAGAGGTAAGATCATACAACACATTTGATTTTGACAGCTTGAGGTAATCAGCGGTACTGACAGTAAATACTGCCGCACTGCCTGCGCCTGCTGCTGCGTTCACTGTGATGGTTACATATCGAGGACGTTCCTTGAAGGAAGTCCAGTCAAATTTATAGTCATCTGTTTCTGCATGGGATTGAACATTTCCAAGCATAACAAGCAGACCTGTCAGGGAGGGTTCTTTTAAGAACAAGTCGTCACAATACTCATCCCAAAAAGAGTCCAGTATATTAGAGTTAAAAGACGATACCGTCCCAAACCCACCTGGTAAATAATCTCCACCAGACATATTCTATCTCCTATTTATTTGCGACAACCAGCGGAGGCTAATAAATTAGCTTATTTCTTTTTAGACTTCGCTCCACGGAATAAGTCGATGGTTTGAGAACTCTTCTCTTTCGTCTCAAGGTCATAAATTTCCTTAGAGAGAGCTTTGTTCTTATCACCGTCAGATTTGAAAACAAATCCGAGATCACCATCCATATCAAACTGATCAATGCCGTCTCGAATAACAGTGACTTTATCCCGATCTTCTTTTGCCTTTCTGGCTGCCTGGCCTTTGTCGATATTAGAATTGCTGGTCTTTAAAAAGACATCAACAATCTTTTCATTCACTTGATCAACACCGAGGTCAGAGGCAAAAAGCTTAATTTCGTCATAGGTGTAACCCTGGACAATAGCTTTTTCTGCTGCCTTTCGTTCCAGTGTGATTTTTTGCTCATTTTGAGAGTATTTTGACAGTTTAGCGTCCACCCGTGATTCCGCCATTGCGGAGGTCGCATTCATCTGAGCAAGAGACTTTTCCTCATCTTCTAAGGCAAGATACTCGTCCCAGGTCTTGACTCCGGCAGATTCGATAAGATAATCCTTCGTACTCTTCTTTTCTGGTTGTTTATCGACGGGTGGTCGATTTCCTCCAGCAAGTGCATCGAGTCTGAGGTTCATCTTTTCAATGCTATCCATAATAGCTTTATTACCTTCGTCAACTGGTGGCTTTTCAGCCTTTTCCCGGTCAATCTTCTTTTGCTCATTTGTCTTACGTGCTTCGTCCTGGGTTTTGACAATAGTGTTGTAAAGCGATTTGTTAAACTTGGTGTAAAAATCAGGGTTTTTCAGCGCTTCTTCTGGTTCTCCATCCACAAACTGTGCTGGAGCTACTTTCTCTCCTGGTTTAGGTGGACTGACAAGAACCTTATAGTCCTTACCTTCGTGGTTTACTTCAAGCTCAACGGGCTTTTTTTCTTCGCCTCCGCCGGGAGCTCCGTCTTCCACCTTGTCCATCAAGTGATTTTTGGGTACGTAGTTAAACATAAATCCTCCGTAGCCTTTGCGTTGCAGTGAGGCTCGCTTTTTTATATTCTCTGTGCTTACGCAGTGAGAGTTTTTTCATTATTTTCACGGGCAAGTTCATTTTGCACCATCTCATATAATTTATCAAATAAATCAGGTCTATCCTCAAGCTCTTTTGCTAAGGCATAAACCCGATCTTGCTTGCTTTTTAAATCAAGAACCTTTTCCGGGTCATCTAAATCCATTTTTTGAAGAGCAATCTCAATTGGTACATATCCTTTATCTAATAATCTTTCATATTTCTCTGCTCTCTGTGCTTTCAATTCTTCATTTCCAGCCTCATCCACAATCTTTACATAACAATTTGGTGCTGCTGCTATCATGCTCGTATCCAATGTTTCGTTTACCAGAAATTCTACACCAAAATATTCTTCTAAATATACATAATTTTTATATTCAGCAATAGAGTCCTTGGCTAATGTAAATAAGTTAGTTAATAAAAATAAATAAGGGTTAAAGTCTGATTTAGAACTATTGATATTATTAGCAGTTAATATATTAAGAGCCCTGCCCGACTGGTGGCTACCCTGCGCAAATCCATCCTGAATCGGGGTAGAAGAGGTACTTTCGGCAATCCATGACTCCAGTAGTCCGATAATGTTTTGCAGATCCGGACTTGAACCCGGAGGGGTTATAAAACCAACCGGCTTCTCAAGTTTTCCAGGAGTCTCAATAAATTCTTTATTAATTACAACCACCGTATCTTCATCGGGGTAACCATCTTTAAAATCTACCCAGTTATCTATACCGCTTTTAACTACATAGGGTAATGATTTCAGTTTTCTCAATGCAGCAACTAAGTGCATGGATAAAGTAGAATTTAATATATGTTGAGATTCCGCCTGACGGAAGGCATCACTGATCGGATAGCTGCTGTCGGGGTTAGGAACCCCAGGCATTAAGCAATAAGTTGATTTATCACCAATACACCGAGGGGGAGATATTTCGGTATCATACGACGGCAATAAAATGGTTTCATACCAGGCATTATATCTAATCATCTCAGGTTTAGTGACAGCCATCCCCTCTGGAAGGGACTCCCTGTCATCAAAATCCTCAACCTTTGACATCTTCTCTTCACCAACTTCTTTTCTAAGATCACTATCAAGCACATCATAACTTACACCATCATTAAATACAGACTCTAATTTTCTGGTTTTGGTATAATGTGGTCTTAAATACTGGCAAATAACAACCTCTACGTAATTTGTGCTGGTATTATAAGTCCAGCCCTTTCTTGCTACGCCTCGCAAATAAGACTTTCCAGATTCAATCATTTTAATAACTTTTTCTACATCTCCCTTTATCGGAATAGCCCCTGATCGTAGCTTTTCAAAGAATTTGGTTTTTTCATAAGTCTTAATCTCAAAGAATTTATCAGCGTCTTTTAAATATTTATCAGAGCAATTGGGAGGCAGTAAAAAACAACGTGGGTCAACGGTTCTTACCTTTGGGATACCAGTTTTCCAGCCATCTCTTTCCTCATACTTATCCCACTCATATTTAACAACTCCGAAGCCGAGAAATGCTTTGTGCATCACGCTGTAGTCACAACTTCTAAGCATATCAAAAAATTCTATAGCGAAATTAACATTTTTTTCTAAAATATCCTGAGCAACTATAAATCGTTTAAGCCTGTTCTCTAAGGTAACATCTACCCTTGTTGCGAGTAATCGTGAGATTTTCTTATCTATTTTTTCCCAGGTAACATTCACCCATGCCTGCTCAGATTGAATATTACCAAACACACCGTGTTCAAGCCTTTCCTTCCAACATCTGATCCCAACATCCATCATTGCATCGGCGTTTGTTTCATCACGGTAGCTGACAAAATCAGTGAAATCCTGACAAAGTTTTACTGCATCAAAGCTCTGGCGTTCTTTTTTGGTTAAATATTCTCGAATTTCTCTTGTTATCACTGTTACTCCTTAGCTGATGCAAAAACGGAGGAATATAGTTAATTTTGTCAAGTTAATATTCACCCAGCCCCGCAATCAGGTCTTTCTTTTTCTTCTCACGACCCCTTCGTTTCTTCTGCATTGCGTTCTCCTCTTCTATTTCCCTGATCATTGTTTCAATGTTTTGCCTATCGCCTGCCAGATACCTTGTCAGGTCACCAAAATCCTTATATCTTGGCTCAAGCATTCCCGTCATAGTAGTAGCTTCACCCCATTTCATTTTGTAAGAATAATTTCTCATGCCATTCTTTATGTGATAACTTAAATCCCAATCCCAGATCACAAATTTAGAATGTTTATCTGGAAGGATAGTAGTCATAAGTTTTTCAACTAATTTATGACCATATAAAATTTCTGACTGTTGCGAGCCAGCAGCACTATACGACTTTACCCATTCACCACTAAGCCTGTATTCATTACCTAATTCTCTGTAACTATCCCATATCTTTTTCTTTCCCCTGCTCTGGACACAAAACCTTTTATCAAGTATTCTCCTGGCTACAGGTAATTGATCTTCCATGCCGAGGTATGATGATAATTCATATTCTCTTTGGATAATCCCTTCAAATATCTCGTTCTCGGATGGTGATTTATTAAATTCCCAGTAATTCTTATCATTATCAAAGGGGTAACTTGCCATAATTCCATATCTGCCATTCGGGTTTACAAACGCCCAGATCATAGCGTCTGGTCTGGAATCATGAGGGTCAATGACATGGATATAAATAGCATTCTTATCCGGCATAAACCAGAACTTTTCGCCTGCCAAATATGCTTTAAATATCTCTTTATCCACCTTTACAAGGTGTTCTTTCTCATCATATTGTTTGTAAACCATGCCATGATAATGGGTGGGTATCCCTTTCTCTCTGGCTTCTTTTTCATCCTCAGAATAAGTCCTGACCGTTTCCTCAATCTCTTCCTGTGGTCTAAAGCCCCGTTTTCCGAGCTCATTATCCTTGGAAGTTCCATAAATGGTTGCCGTAACTTTGGAATAGCCGGGTCGTCCTTCCCTGATCGCTTTCTCGATTTCGTCCATTGTGTATGCGGGGCAATAGATTGGTGTAAAATTCAAAAACATTATCAAACCATCACGACCCCTACCCTTTATCGCTTTCCACTGAGCGTCATAAGGGGGTTCATCTAATATTGCTACTGAGACATTTGTGGACTCGAACTGCTTTATATCCTGATCATAAGATTTGTATATTAATGACCAGTCATTTTCATCACCAGTATTTAAGCTCGCCAACTTCCTGCCATCGTAGTTGAAATTCCAGTTCTCATACCCCTTCAGGAAATATTTAAAGGTTTTCTCGATCAACTCACCCTTTTTTAATGCAGAGCTTTGTGAGCAGTACCAGATAGTCTTTTCCTTAAATGGGAATTTCCTGAATAATCCAAAATTGAACCAGGGAGAAGCGATCCCATAAAGCAAATTAACTGCTATTAAAACCGATAAATAGGTTTTCCCGATACCGTTTGCCGAAAAAGAAGAGGGCACGGCAATGATATTACCTTTATCCAGGCAATGAGCAAAGTTCCTGATGATTCTTTCATTATCACCCGTAGGAACATAGAATTTTGCCGGATAAGCCTCTGTCAGGTCGAACATGGCTTCTATCTCGGAAGCAACTATCGTATTGGCATTTTTTAATATAGCCTCATACTGAGCACGACTGGTTATTGCTGACTTTGCTAATATATCATTAGTTCTCCAGGGCTTAAAAACCTTTATGTATTCATCAAATTGTACTGGTAAATACTCTAAACCGGTTTGTACCTGATTACTCACCTATAACCTCCACATCGGTGTATTTTGTTATTTCAAGAGGTTTGGCGGATCCATCTGGGTTAAATGACTCCAACCCCAGCACGGGTATATTCTCCAGAGCATTGACGTCCCTTGAGTCTAAGCTGAAATCTTCCAGAAAGCCTGCTCCAGCCAGTTGAAGCATTAATCTTACAGCATCTTTATCGGGTTTGATATATCGTTCAAGGATTTCGGTTTTAACCGTTTTAGCATTAATCTGGATTGTTTTTGTTAGCTGAATTTTTCTACCGAGAGAGGCTTGCTTTAGTGCCGGAAGTAACTCATTACCAAAGAAATTGGTATTTATAACTTGTTCAAAAATGTCATTTACTATTCCCTCAACTACCTTGATCTCTTTTTTATGACGCCCCTCTCTAAATTTCTTATCCAGTAAAGGATATTTCTCAAATGAGGATGGATTAATTTCAAGGGATTCACATATCTGCTGTTTATCTAATCCTATTCCGCTTAAATCCTTTACGAGTTGGGCATAACCTACATCTATTTTTAATTTAGTTTCGGGGTCAATTTCCTCAACGATCAATTCGTATTCTTTAACTTCCGGATAGGTATCTTTAATATTGACCAATAATCGTAAATACTTATATCTAAACCTCGGAGGCATTATCTTAACACGATAATTCATTACATTGAGATTTGCTATTTTAAAGGATTCGGCAATTTCTTCTTTGGTGCTTATACCTTCTTCTACAAGGCGGTTGATATAATCATATAGCTCCTCGTCCTTAATCACAAATAGAAGCCCGGCGTAGATAGTAAGTGAATTGAATTTCCTGCCATTATACCTGCTGACTTTATCTCCGTCTGAGAGGTTGAGTAGCTCCTGTTTATACTTTCCTTTTAGCATAGCATAAAAGCTACGTTTAAATTCCGCCTTTATGTCCATTGATACCCCCTTTGCCTTTACAAATAAAAAAATCGTCATAATATAGTTATTTGTCAACCTATTTTTTTGTCATAAAAAAAGTTATCCACACTTATCCACAAGTTATCCACAAAGTTATTCGCAGGAGATTACATTTGTAAATATAGCAATTTATATATGTTACAAGCATTATTTTTGTTTGGAACGGGTTTTGCTCTTAATATAATTATTACTACTACTTTGTATTTATATAGTCTTTCTTTAATACTTATTATAAATAAAAGGAAAACTTATTTAAACTTTTATCTTGACTTATATTCCATTAAATTATTAATTTGTTTTCGATATTAGGAGGTGTGGAAGATGAAACTTAAACAGGTACTTACGATAATGGTTATTATTGCATTGGTGGTTTACATAGCAATACTTCATCATCGAGTTGATGTAGCGGAGAAAAGATTTAATTACCTTAATCAGAATATTAATATATTATCAGAGAAAATTGACACTCAAAACGTAAAACTGACAAAGGTACAATTTGATAACTGCGCAGAGGGGAGCGAGGTTAAGGTTGGGGATAAGTTTGAATTTAATGGATACGGTGTAACTGTGGTCAGGAGGGGGACAGTGGCATTACTACATGGAACTCTCGGTTATCATATTGATAAATTTAAAAGATGCTTTGTTTCTTTTGCAGAAAGAGTTTTTATTATTTGGGATAACAACCGCATGACAAATGTAGAGAAGGTGGTGGTATGAAAAAGACTATATTTATTATCCTGATGTTGGCTACGTTGATGCTGAGTGGAAGCTATGAGGTAACTGCGATTGACACGATAGTTGGCACTGAGGGTTATAGCGATTTCAAGTATGAGGCGGTCGAGGTTGATAGCACCCTACTCGACACGCTTAGTTATAGCATAGGTGCTGTGAGCAATTATTTTGATTTTTTGCCTGTAGATTATACAAATTATGTCTGTCACTTTGGAGAATATGAAATAGATTTTAACATAGAAGATGAATCCTTGACGATAGATGGGTTGCTGTACGAGAAACCGTCTAATCAGGAGTCTAATTCCGAAATAGACGAAATTATCCAGTATTATAAACTGTTCAAGCAGATTGAGACGTTAGATGCACGGATAGAGACATTGGAGCAGAAGATTGAGGTGTTGGAGCAAGCGGTTGAGAATGAGATATTTGAGCAACCTAAACATAACCCAAACATACAGAATTTGCCAATATATCCTAAAGATGAATTTTGGGAATGGAAGCAACTATACGGAATGAAATTTAACATGCCGATAGTTGACCCTGAATGGGAACGGTTTATGGAATGGAAAAAGAGACAGCTAAATCCAGAGAAGGTGACTATTGATACTGTATATACACTTGACGAGATTATAGCTGACTCATTATGTGTATTTGGTAAACTTGAAATGCTTCCCCCTACAGCACAGGGAACAACAGAATATCCAACTCCGTATAATTACCGTGATGATGATATTGACGCTATCTTAGACGAGCTAAGCGATATGTGGGAAGCGATAGATAAGATAAATAGGAGGTTGAAATGAAATGGGATGGCTATATTCACGTAAATGGCGAGTTAATCGTTAAAAGAGTGTGGAATGGAAGGTCATTAATTGATCAAGCTTCTCCATTTGTTAAAAAAATATTTTGAGCCAGTTGAAGCTAATAGTAGAGACGAAGCCTTTGATAAAATTTCCGACAGGGAGGCAGAAAGTGAACATGAGTCGCCATAACGAGCAGGTAATGTTTTCACACAAATACCTGTATCCCTACTTAAAGCAACACATTAAGAATCTCGATGATTTGACCGTGCTGGTTGTGGGTTGCGGGGAAGGCGGGGTAGTAGGTAATTTTCGCAGTCATGGAATTGAATGTGAGGGGCTGGAGATAAACGAAAAGCTGATAGAGGGTGACTTTGTAATGATCGGCGACATTACAGGAATGACCAGGGCGATACCGTTGTCAGCCGGAAAGGGGTATGACCTGATAATAATGCGTGATACCATTGAGCATATTCATGTTAAGTGGATGGCGTTTCATAATATAAGGTGTTTGTTAAACAATGGCGGTTATCTCTACATTACGTTTCCACCGAAACACTCGGCGTTTGCCGGACACCAGCAGAATTTGAAAACATTTCTCAGGTATATCCCCTTCGTGCATTTACTCCCACTGTGGCTGTTATCACTGTCTGGAGAGGAGGAAAGAAGGCTGTGGAAGGTCAAGAATACTTACATGGTTGGCATGAATATATCAAGGTTTAATACTCTCACAAAGAGGTTTAACTTTGTTCCAGTGATCAAAAATTACTTTATATCACGACCCGTATTCAGACTTAGATACGGGTTGCCCACTATCAGGGGCAATAAGCTGTTCTGTATGGGATGCGAGTTTCTGATGAAATTAGAAAACATGGAGGAAAAATGAAAGAATCTGAAAGAGCAAATTGGGAAGTCAAATGCACTCGGAGAATTAAAGTTCAGGAAGGGTTGGTTCTGCAAACATATCTTGATCAGAAAAACATCCCATCGTTTGGATATGGAACGAATCTAACTATCCCGTTCATCACGAAGGAAAGGGAGTTTATATTCTCTCATCTCTTTGACTCGATGGGTATAGCGAGTTTTCTATTTGATAGCAAATTTGATGCCTGTAAGCTGATTGTAGGTGGAATTTTAGAGAGACAATGCTCCCTGCTCCTTTCAGATATTCCAGATAACGCCAAAATTGCCTTAGTTGACATGGCGTACAATATGGGCGGAGGTGCTCTGGCTAAGTTTGCCAAGATGTTCAAGGCAATTCTTAGAGATAACTGGAATGGGGTCGCTGACGAGTGCCTGGACAGCATATATGGCAGGGATAAGTTCTCTAAAAACAGGGCTTCGTCAAATGCGGACTTGCTTAGAAGTTGTGCGGGATGATCTCAGAGGCTATCGAGATACTAAGAGAATACGAGCCAGAAGAGGGGTATTACCTCGCCATCTCCGCAGGGGGAAAGGACAGTATGATTTGTTATGATCTGTTAGAAAAAAGCGGAGTTAAGTTTGATGCCCATTACAACGTAACAACAATTGATCCCCCAGAGGCGCTTCGTCATCTGAAAAAGCATTATCCAAAAGTGATCTGGCATTATCCAATTTACAAAGGCAAACCAACCAATTATTACCAGTTGATCAGGCTAAAGGGATTGCCATTGAGGCAAATGAAATGGTGCTGTGAGGTATTGAAAGAGTACGGTGGCTTCGGAAGATTAATGATCGATGGGATAAGATCAGCGGAAAGCCTTAAACGATCACGAAGGGTTAAAAAAGAATACTTTCTAAATAAATACTATAAGAAAAAATACAAAGGGAAAAACGTGCCAGATGAAATTCTCGAAGAATTGGTAGCAAAGCAGAAAGCAAAATACGTTATCCATATCATATTTGAGTGGACAGACAAGGATGTCTGGGATTATATCAAGGCTGAGAAACTTCCATATTGTGAGCTATATGATCGGGGTTGGGAGCGAATAGGATGTATAGGTTGCCCTGAATCTCGCAAGAAAGACATTGCCAGAGCGTTTAATACCTATCCAATAATAAAAAGGAATATCATCAAAGCAATTCAGCGCACGATGGATATTGGAAGGTATTATTTAGAGTTTAACGATGCCGAAGATGTATTTAATTGGTGGATAAGCAAAAAAAGTGTTGTTGATTACTTTGCGGATAAATTACAGATCAAACTGGATATATAGAAGGAGAATTATATGTCATCAATAAAGGAACTCTACGAAGAATTGAAAACAATGGTGGGCAAAGAAGAGGTTGACCGTAAGCTTCGTAATTGGTTAATGAACTACAGGCGTAATCTCAAAAAACCAGCCATAACGGCAGGCAAAAAGAAGTTCCAGAAAGAGTGTCAGGAGGTACTGGCTCACCTTAATTCCTTAATGGATACCAGATATACTTTGACCGATACTTATGCTACAATGATCGTTTATTGGCTCAAGCTGGGAAAGACCGTGAGTGACTTCAAGATAGTCCATTATAAAAAATATGCTCAATGGTATAACAATGACGATATGCGCCAGTACATCAGACCTTCCACACTGTACCGGAAGTCGAACTTTGATCAATATCTACAGTCCTATTATGCGGATCAGGCTCATAAACCAGGGCAGGGCGAAAGCGGATCTACTAAACCATTACCAGAAGTAAAACAAGCCGACAGCCCAGAACGGCACAAAGAGCTTATGAAGAAATTTGAAGGGGTAAAGAAAAGACAGCTTGAAAACAGGAAGGAAGAGGATGATAGGTTGCGTAAGAGAGAAAAACACCGATACAATGTGCTGGATCAAATCAAGAGATTAGAGAAGGAAAAAGACATGAAAGAAATAATTGGTGATAAATAAACTTGACATAGAATTTGGTTTAGAGAGGATAAGCATCCTCCTTATATAAAGGGCTGGCAGGTTTTTGATATCCCCTGCCAGCCTCTTTTTATCTAAAAAGGTTTCTCATCACCCACTGTTCTTAAAACGGTGTCTTTGATAAGCATTTTAACCGCTTCTTCTTTGGTTTCATCTAACACTAACACCTCAAAGAGTTCCTTGAGCATTTTAGGGTTATTTCCAAAGCGATAGTCCTTTATGCGATCAGATTCGGGTCTAAATTTGTTTCCATCTGAGTACAGATTAAACAACAGCAAGGTATTCCATTTATCAATGATATAGGCAAACATATGCGCATTGAACTCTTTATCTGCCTCACTCGCCCCCATAATATGACAATAAAGATGCCAGATTTCGTGGTACAGGGTGTTGAACATATCTCTTCTGGTGCGATCCATAATGGTATTCTGATTGTCTTTTATGAACTCATATTTTTTGGAAATATATATCTTCTCTTCCGGGAATCTGATAATCCCGTTCATCACGTCGTCCTTAAGCATTACATAATCAACTAATTCTACATTGTATTTGACATTTGTGATAAACACCACACTCGGTATTTCATTCATATTTTCTCCTTATTTGTTAAAATAAAAGGGCTGGGTAGATTAAGTCCAGCCCGCTTTCTTTCGGTTTTGGCGTTAAGCCGCAACTTATAGATGTGAGATTAATACGCCAATAATTAATTTAGCAGTAACCCTGTCAAGAAATCCTCATCGGCATGACGTAATGCCTGACAGTGATCACACCGGGCTCTTGATCATCAGTGTAATGATTTGTGATCATTATGGGGTTGTGGCGTTTGCTATTGCTCACATAAACCTTGGCAAAATCCGTATTTACCCTGCGGAGAGCAGTTTTAAGGAATTTACCTCTTGCTGCCAGTTCGATATTTTTACCTTCATAGAAATGAAATGCCGGATCAAGTTCAATGTGGCTTCTGCCTTCGTCAAGACTACTGGCGGATACGGAGCATTCGGTTTCGTCCAGCTTCAAAACGATCCTGCCAGTGGCTTTGTCCATAACCTCTGCCGTCTCGATCGCTTTGATCAGTAATCTGACATCGCTGGTTAAAAGCTTATCACTCGATTCAGGCAGTTTACTGAGGGTTTTTCTCGGATATTCCCCTTCAAACAAATTGCACGTTACCTGGAGATTTCCGCAACGGTATTCAATCTTATTGCCCAAGACATGAAGAGTTCCGGTTGTCTCTTCCCCTTTCGGGAGATTACTGATCGCTTTCAAAAATAATGGAGGACAGGTAATATCCACCGGATTTACAGCAAAATCACTTTGAGTGATCTCCATTTCCAGCATAGAAATCATAATCCCGTTGGTAGCCAGCCCCTTAAGGTTTTCACCTATTTGCAGGTTTATACCACATAGCTGAGGACGCATTGGGTCTGTTGACGCTGCATGGCATAATTGATCAGCCAGAGCCTCGGCTTTGAAGTTAAGAAGGGGAACAAAAGGAGCTCCGGTTAGCGCATCAAAATTCGGGAAATGGGAATGATCTCGGTTGAAAATCCGATACTCGACGTTGTGTATTGAGATCGTAATGGACTCATTGTCTTGAGCATTGAACTCAATATCAGATACAGGAACCTTGCCAAAGAAATTGAGCAGCATATTTGCGGGGAAAAGGATTTTTCCACTTTCTCCCACTTCCGCTTCTACGCAATATCTGACAAATACATTGCCATCACTTCCAATAACCGCAACCTCACCCAGTGACTCATTGGCTTCAAAAAGAACATTGGTGAGAACCGGCATGGAGATAAACTTTCTGGGTACTATGCTTTTACAGATTTCGGTCGCTACCTCTCGCAGCTTTTTGTTAAACTTAAAATTCATAAATCATCCTTGTTTGATTTAGAATGTTATATCACTATCTTCATCACTGGGCGGGGTATCTACTTCTTCTTCACCGCCCGGCGTTTCATCGATCATTTCACTGGGGTCAACTTTCCAGTAAAATACTACATTGTTGAATAAATACCTGTTCTGCCCCGACTTTCTATCAACCCAGGATTTAGGTCTCATTTCCGTGAAAACCTTTACCAGCGAGCCTATTGGGGTGCTCATTAAGCATTGCTTAAAATAATCGTTCTCGCAGGTTACTGTAAAATAAGCTACGTTGACATATCCCTTGGATGATGTTTCGACCTTTAGTGATCCTTTGGCATATTTATCATTGACATTACCCCTGCTTACCAATATCCCCGTGACTTCGGAATGACTGGTGTAAAATAGTCTCTGGACAAACAATTTAGCCTTCTTGTAAGTCTTTGATCAGGTCTTTACCTTTATCGGTGAGCTTATATCTGTAAGAATAATATTCACCGCATTTCTCCATTAAGTTCTTTGAAATACACCATCTGAGCGTAGTATAACAGGTTTGTGGCGTTACTTCCAACGCCTTAGCCCATTCCTCCATACTTACTCCAGCACCGTCGGGATTCTTTTTCTGTAAGTCGTTAAACGCTTTCAGGTACGTGGTCTTTTTGTTGGTTAATCCTACAATAACTTTCATATTATCTTCTCCTTTATTGCTACGTACTTTTTCAATCGCTGAACCAGGTCTTTATAGTCCTGATACTGCTTGGTTTTCAACACCTTCGTGAAATAGCCATCTCTCTCTTTCAGGAAATTGACTATATTATCACGGTGTCCCAGAACAACTTCCGAACTCGCTTTGGGTAACAGTTTCCGAGCCTCCACAAACGGGTTAAAGTCCTGAGCATTAGCAATTGAGAACGGGAGTGTCAGATATTCCATGCAGATCAGAAATGCCCTGTCAAATATCTCCAGCTTCAACGCTATCTCGAACATGCTCAGATTAATACTCAGGATTGATGTGAGGGCTATACTCCGTAATACACCCAAGTCATGTTTTATCCCATTAACTTCAACTATGAGTCCATCAAACATCTTCCCGATCAACGCATCCTGTTTGCCTTTTATTGCTCTTCCTTGAGCATCATATAACTCTGCCATTTCAACTCCTTATTCTTTCTAATAAATCATTAGCTCTTTCAATTATAGCTTCCGGGAACACTTCGAGTGTGCGAATGTGCAATATGGTTCCCTCCTCTCTATGGTAAAATTTATAGTGCCTGGTAGAGACAATGTGGCTGTCATCGGTAAATGCGATCTTGTTCAAAGCATCGAAAATCACCTTGGATAAATTATCACAATCGGGCTTACTTGTTCTCATTGTTTCCCCGGACAGTTTTCTCCTGCCGGACGCAGTTGGTTTGCCGGTTTTCTTATTGACGTCAGAGGCACCGAGAGCATACATCGAATATACATCCACCCAGAAAGCATCTCCTTCCAACATGGTTTTGTAATCCTTCATATAGGAGATTTTGACCTTCTTCTTAAACTCCGTGGTCTCTTTAGGGGTATATTGCGTGGTCTGAATAATCGGTTTGACTTTACCCCTTGATGCCAGTAATGCTCTCAAATTTACAAGGAATGAGCTCGTCCTGTACCTTCCCTGCGGAACGGGCTTACCTGGAATCCAGATTAAAACTTCTTTTATAGCTTCTTTCATAATAACATATCGCTCGGATCACCCATATCGTGACCGGATTTATCAAAACAGTGCCCCTTTATTAAATCCATCCCCTCTATCAATTTCTGCGTTTCCTCAAGCGTAGTGCTGAGAACCTTGAACTTAGGCATCCAGATATAAGGGTTGTCTTTCCATGAACAACCTTCTTTCTTGGCGTTGATCGAGTCCCAGAGAGACACAAAGCTCACTATGGGAGATTTAGTCACCGCCCTTATCCCGCTATAAAGTTTCCAAAAAGGGGTTTCTATTGACGACATGTGCATACCTATAGCCTTAATCCCCTCTGCGATGCACTCCTCATCGGTAATACTGCAAAATAACTATTGTCGGGAGTATTGTTATCCCAATCCTTATCATTGCCCCACTTTTTATTTTTACCCTTACCCATTACCATATTCCCAGCACCAATACCATACGGGGTGTCTATTATGGCTAACTCGTAGTGCTTATCAGGTATTTCTGCCATGAAATCCATGCAGTCACAATTAAATAACCTTACTTGATCTAACTCAAAATCAGGTTTCATACTCATTTCCCCTCCTTGTAAATTATCTTTCTGCCACATTTCGGGCAATACTCCATTCCGTTATCTTTAGGCGTGCCATCATTTAATGTCCAAATTAAATTACACTTAGAGCACCACCAATCATTATCAAACTCATCATCTTCATCTCTAAGATATTCACAGGTTTCAGGGTCAGGGTCGATAAAGGTGAGGTTCCATCTTTTACATGCAGCAATAAAATCTTTTTTTAGTAAAAATAAGTTATAATTACAGCCGATTACATTTGCACCGCTATTTTTGTCACATATAGTTAAACTATGATAAATTTTTACTACCTGCTTGTCACCTTGCTTATCATTAATAAACCCAACTATTATTTTGTCAAAACCATGATTAAATATAATATCTTTCAGCTTCTCATAATCCTTCGACACTTTATAACCGAACTTTTTCATTTCCCAACTACTTTGATAACTTTATCATATTTTATTGTCCCACATTCCTTAACTCTATGAAATTTATTCGCATAAGGCATGAGTAGCTTTTGAACAATTCTGCCAGTTCTAGATTCCTTTCCATTTTGGTTTATAATATTCAGCCTGCAAATATGATAACAAAGCTGATATACTAACCTCATATCTGCTTTGAAATTAAAACTCCCGCACCATAACGGGAATGAAGAAAAATCAAAGTCTGCATAGCTCAGGTCTGCATATCTCAGGTTTGCATCTTTCAGGTCTGCATAGCTCAAGTCTGCATCGCTCAGGTCTGCACGGCTCAAGTTTGCATAGCTCAAGTTTGCATTTCTCAGGTCTGCATAGCTCAGGTCTGCATATCTCAGGTTTGCATCTTTCAGGTTTGCATCTTTCAGGTCTGCATCTTTCAGGTTTGCACCTCTCAGGTCTGCATAGCTCAGGTCTGCATAGCTCAAGTTTGCATTTCTCAGGTCTGCATAGCTCAAGTCTGCATGGCTCAAGTTTGCACAGCTCAAGTCTATCATTTCTTCCCTTGTCTCATTAAACTTATCTACATCCGTTTTTAATAATTCAATCCATTCTTGCTTTGTCATTTTCTACTCCTTCCGGTCATTGATACTGCATACTTCACGTACCTGCTTTTATCTCCGTTCTTGCTGACTGGTTTTCCTGGTATTTTGAATCGTTGTTTCATTTCGGACTCCTATATTCTTGCATAAAGAAATTATGATATTCAAGCCTTGTTATCAGCCTGTACCCACAAAAATAATATGGTATCTCTATTATATCAACACCAAATATGGAACGATACTTTGATGGCTCCGGCATTGTTATATTATTATCAATCTTTGCAAAATGGGTTTTGAAATACTTATTGAACCGAGTACTAACAAGCAAAACATATTGCCCTCTGCATTCAGAACTTAATAATTCCTTAATAGTCTCAACTACCTTTTCTACCTCATCAGTATAGTCCTTGCCGACTTCTTTAATATCACCAGTATAATGTGCATATAAATCAGCGAATAGCACCATCCTGTTAGGCTCTAGCTTTCTGAACAAAGGGGAGTCCTTTAGCTTTTTAAGCGTCTCAAGTAAATCAGAAACAATGGGTGTAAAGCCACCACTATCTTCTGCACCTCTCAGGTCTGCACCTCTCAGGTCTGCATAGCTCAGGTCTGCATATCTCAGGTTTGCACCTCTCAGGTCTGCACCTCTCAGGTCTGCATAGCTCAAGTCTGCACCTCTCAGGTCTATCATTTCTTCCCTTGTCTCATTAAACATTTTCACATCAGTTTTTAGTAATTTAACCCATTCCTGTTTATTCATTTTTCTACTCCTTTATAAAACCACGTTATCTGCTGGCATCCAGCACGATACTAAATTAACATCGTAATGTCTTGAAGCGCCTCCAAAATAAACAGTATTTTTGCTAAATCTCATTCCAAGACATCTTGCATGTACTATGTCACGGTTACTAAGTTTAAGGATTACTTCATCCCTTATTTCTGGAGGATCAGTTTTAGTATCACACCACTGGGAATTGAATAGCTCTTCCATAAGTTGGACTTCATTTTCAGGGTGGATAACTCCCCATGTATCAGCACCAATATTTACACCCATACATGTAAATAAATTACATCTGCTATTAATCTGCATACTATATCTACTGTTTGCGACATGAATAACAGCTACTCCATCAACATTCTCTCTGGTAATAATGGTTGCTGTGCCAAAACCGGCTTCTCCAAACCATTTGCCTAATTTCTCATCAGAAACTATGCCTTCACTTAAATCATATTCTTTAATTATCATATTTTCTCCTTATTACTTGATTTAATAAACGGTAAATCGTTTGGTTCATATCTCATCATCTGATTAAGTAGATACCCATATTCAAATATATTAGTTTCTCCAGGAACCGGATATACCATTTCAACTTTCATTATCATACCTCCTTGTCGAACATATCCTTTTTCTTCAAGAGCTTCTATTTTATCAGAAAACTCTTTACTATCAACTGCTTGCACTAATTCATATTTCTTTAACATATTTTCTCCTACATTACCACGTTTTCAGCTGGTAACCAGCCGATAATATCCATTTTATCATATTCAGTATTAAACAATTCATCTTCTGCACTGCCAACAGCGAGATATTTCTTGTTTGTTTTCCAAAGAAAGCCAGTAATAATAAATATATTGTCATCATCTGAATATTTAATTATTACTTTTTCATTCTCATCTTCAGGTAATTCCACTTTCGGGTCTATCCACTGGGTTTCGAGGAGAATGTGGTTAGCTTCATTGTTGCGACACAGTCTGACTATATCACCTGATACAATTAGGACTATAATTCCATTGTTCCATATTTCAATAGCATATTTCCCCATAGTAACTGTAATTAATTCCTTAGCTCTGAAAACAACAATATTTTCATAAGGTGTAGTGCCAAGCAGAATACTCCATACTCTAATAGCCACATCATCTGCAACTCTTTTCTCACTCAAATCATAATTCTTCAGATACATCTTTTACTCCTTTGTTCTCCCACCCCTGGCACTCCTCAAAATGCGTAACTAAATGCTCACAATATCCGCATACTGGACATATAAATTTCACTTTCACACTTCCTCCTCTGTTATTTTTATTCCTGCAATCTTATTATCCATAATCACCTCCTATTTATCTGAACAAAAGATATTTCCACTTGAATATCAGTCAAGGAAAAACTTTAATTACTTGACAATATTTCCACAGAATATATTTCTCGCATCGCACTTCCCTATATCTGGTCTCTGGAATGACCACGGCGGGCGTCCTTTCTCCTCGTTGGGACGCCCGCTGATCTTTTATTAACCCCATTGTTCTGCCATAGCTTTAGCAATTCCAGGGAATGTTTTACTCCTATTTTTTTGTCTATCTTTTCCGCCTTTACTAAACCATGTGTGTGCATTATGGCAACTTTGTAATGGTTTTACAATATTTGTGCTTTGCAATAAAGGCAGCCCCCCCTTAATCCATAACCTTGTCTTTTTCTGAACAGGCTCTCCGAACATAAATGGCTGTATTTGCTGAGTATGCTTTGGCATATTAAAAATTCTGCTCGATACTGGATTTTCAATAACAATCTTATCGATAGGAGCATTCAGCAATTTCATAAAGAAATCCTTACCAGCCATACCCATCGCTAATCTATCTTCATTCAATATTCCATTGGGGTATAAAAACCGAGCACCAGCGTTACTTGTATATGTGCATGGCGGAAAAGCAATCATCATATCCCACCCATCGCCCAGGTGCTTCAAAACATCATCTTGAACATGCCACTCAGGATGCCCGCCTGAGCATGGCAGCAGATCACAAGAATATGCTTCATGTCCACGCTTACGCATTTCTATACAAACCGCTTGGCTTTCCTCGCAGGCTAATAGTATCTTCATATAATCCCCTTACCCTTTATAATCTTCCCATTTAACTGATTTAAAAATAGCTTTATTATTAACCCATCTGGCAAACCGTTTCTGATAGGTGTTTGATTTATTATAAGGCATTACGAAAGGTGAAATATCATATTCTTCCAATTTTTCCACTCTCATTAAATCCTGATCTACGGTAGAGTCAAACCCGATTAAGACATAGCACATAAGTTTATAAGGCTTTATGTATTTAACTATTTCTTTTATCTTTGGGATCATGTCATAATCTGGATCATCCCAGGCACAATGTATAACATTATGGTTGATCAATTTAACGAATTGATTTAAATCAAATTGCATGATTGGTTCAATGGTGATAATTGCATTATGGAAGAATGCCATTGCTATCGCTCTATTCTTTGCCCTTAATCCGCCTGAATAATGACCAATATATATTTCCCTGTTAGTCTCTATTGTGGTTAAAATTACAGTTTCGGGTGGAAAGTCAAAAACGTATTTTACCATTCTTATTGGGTTTTTTGACTGGAAGTAATATTTGTTGTTGGGATATTTTTTGCAGTGATCAAAAATTCTTGTGATAAACTTTTCCGGCACTGCCCTGGCAAATAGATCATTTTGAGCACATACAAAAATAGTTTTCCCACCTCCAAAATTATCTTCAAAATGCTTTTCACTCAGCCTTAATTCTCCTGAATATCTATTTTCCATTTCAGGGTATCTTTCACGCAACTTATTAGTAGAACAATAGCTGCATTTATGCGGACACTCACCAATTAACGGATTCCATGTGTGGCTGATGTCGGGGTACATATTACCAGCCTGCTTATTTAAGCCCATTTCCTCTCCTTAGCATTTTATACTTTTCTAATTTCCTGATTGCTTCCAGAACTTCCTCTGCTGAAATCACGCATTGCTGAATTTGCAGAACTCTTTCCTTAAGTGATTTAATATGCTTCTCTATTTGCTCTTTATTCTGTGTCGGCATATACCCTTTACTGTTTGCATCAATCCAAAATAGTCGCTTATAGCTCTCCGGTAAATAGTCCATGTCTTCCTGGTTCAATACTCGCCTTGCTGTCTTTTCTATGATTAGAGTTCTTATTGCATGGATAATTTTTCTCATTCGCGATTCTACTGGCAATGAATTTCTACCAATCCTCCAATTTTCAATTCTGTTGCAGGTTTTATTTATCCAAGATTTCCCATTTTCCCGGATATTTAAATTGTTGTAAAAAGTCTCAAATAAATAGTGCATCCAATATTTTTCAATGCCATTTAGCTTTCGGGTTTCGTTCTCAAATCCTTCTATCATCTTTATCCTCCCAGTTTTCCCGGTCAATATATAGATCATATTCATAGTCTGGAATCTGTTTCCAGAATTGACAGTTTTTGCATTTCATAATTCCTCCTTCATATAACTAAAAATATGAGCAATAACATCTACAGTCCAGCCATTGCCGAGCATTTTATATCTTTGAGAATTACTCATCATTCTATTTTTCCATGGAACTAACGTATATTTATCAGGAACGGTTTGTAATCTTTCGCATTCTATGGGGGTTAGTTTTCTCCATTGTAATTTATCAATAGCAACCTTTGGTTCTCGATGACCACCTCCCATAGTAGTAAGTGCAGGAGACTTACCATCCTCTGAATAAACACGCTTAATGCTATCGTGTCCTTTTAGGTCGGCTTCTCCAATCTGAATACATCCCTTTTGCATCTGAGTATCAGCAACCCAACAGTTACCATTACTGTGATTTAGCCTTAGCGTTGTTGACTTATCAGGACTTACACATTTCTTATTATATGGGTCTATAACTGATGTTGTTATATCTTTAGGAATAAACTTACTATCACTGCTTATTCTATATTTATCACCAACGGGGCTATGCTCCAGCACATCCTTTAAAACAATCCCTAAATCTTCTGGCTGCTCAATCCCTGGGATGTTAGTCCAATAAAGCCGTTTCCGGTTCTGGGCAGAGACTAAAGCTGAATTGATCTTGATAGGTTCCACGCCCAACGCCTCAGAAATAACGTCAAGATATTCACGCTTCATCACTACGTTCTCAAGAAGGAAATATTTAGGTTTATAGTGTTTCAGAATATCCACGAATGTAAAGAATAGCTTTGATCTGGGATCATTAAAGTTAAGCTGCTTACCTGCAATACTGAATCCCTGACACGGTGAACCGCCTATAATTATATCAGGTTGCTCTATTTTCCAATCTTTCCATGCCGTAATATCGCCTAAGTGAATAGTATTGGGATAATTCTTTCTTGTGACCAGGGTAGCCCATTTATCTATCTCGGAAGCATAATATTTACCAACCTTGAAGCCGGCTCTTTCTAATGCTATTCGACCGCAACTCATTCCATCAAAAAGGCTTAATATTTTCATCACTACCCCTCGATTATCTCAGTGTGATCTTGCCGGAAACTATGATCATTGAACACCATGATTGTGAATATCTCATGTAACCTATCTAATACCCGGTGTCCGTACAATTGCCCTATTTCCTCACCTGTGAGGTTAGTTGTGATGATTGAGCAGCAGGGATAGATTTTTGCGAACTCATATCTATCTTCAAGAATATCCTCAATAAACATTCTGCTTGCTTCTGTTCTTGGCTTTTCTGCTCCAATATCGTCTAAAACTGCAAATTGTGATCTAAAACATCTTATTGCCTTTTTAATGGCATCACCCTTATCAGTGTAACTTGACATCATTACTGATAGATAATGCCGATATAATTCCCTTGCTCTGGAAAAGCTATGCTCAATATTTGGATTCTGGTTCTTGAATTGTTTATAAATTTCTATTGCTAATAATGTTTTTCCAGTTCCACCGCAAATAGCATTTTCTGGAACCTGGCTTTTATCGGTAAAATCAAACAGAGACGAACAGTATATCTTGTCGTAAAGATCACGCTCAAAATCGACATACCACTCAACATGGTCACCGTTATCCTTGTGATACTGGCTGATTTTCATTAAAGCTGTATTATGTATCTTTGGCTCTATATTATACAATCCGACTCTTTTCATCACTACCTCGCATAGACCTTATAATTGAAGTACTCGGCAAAATACTGCTGGTACACGTCATATCTAAAGGGCAGACAAACTTATATGGCTTATTATCCACGATCCTGTAAGGGCAGTTCTCAATGAAATAACAGCAATCAAGCCGGTTATAAACACAATCTAAACATGGTGGAGATGGTTTCGTGTTTTCAACATCTCACGCCAGGCAGAAACCTGCTGATTCATTACCACTATTTCAAGAGTAAGCTGCTCTTTTTCTTTAGATGACAACTTTACGCCCTTGAATATTATATCGTCTTTAAGTCGCATTAAATTGGCTTCTAAGTAAATCATAGTTTCTTTCAGTGTCATTTATCCTCCTGAAAATCCAAATAAAGCTGAGAGTGATTCCTTATCCGCTCAACCGCATCATCGAAGTATTCCTTGTCAAGCTCACACCCGTCAAATTCAAACCCCATATCTAAAACCCCACTCTCGCACTTGAAATATTCCACTAATTCACCTCCTTGAACACGGGCATAGTTCTGACTGCTTGAAAATAAGTCAAGTTTTATCTTTAATAGGAGTTTCTGTTTTCTCACTCAGGATATTTTTTGGGGTAGCCAATCTCCAGAGAAACCCCTGTAGGGGGTTAAATTCCAGGGGCGTTACATTCAATGCAATCTTGATCTGCAAAGTGACCAATATTCCAATCCTGCTTTAAAGAGATATGTTTAAGACAACTATTAGAAATAACCACGGGATATGGAGAGGGAGGAATAATAGTAATACAACCTGGCGGTAACCACGGGCTGGGCAAAGGGGGTGATGCCTTATTGGTAATGAAAGGTTATGAAGAGAAGAGCTAAGGTATGCTTCGCATGATTATAATAACAGCCGTCCCGCCACCATCCTTCATCCTACCCGCCTGACGACCTGCTCACTCCCTCTTAATATCAAAACAATGTAATCACTCCACTTTCTTATTCCATCTCACTCCTGCCTGTCTGACGTGCTTAGAATTGAGGACACAAAAAAACCCTCGATTGCTCAAGGGTTTCTTCTCTGGCTGCTTACAGGTTAGCTATTCGTTGTCATCCCTGCCATCCTCACCCCCGTCAAGACAACCTGAACACCCTCAAGCTCTTTCTCTACCAGGTCAAAGCCCTTCTGCATGCTGGCGTATAGCTCCTTGTAGTTATTGGTAGCTTCTACCCATCCATCCCTGTACCAATCACTTTGGTGCATTGTCTCTTTGAGATCCTTTTCCAACCTCTCAATCGTAAGATTAGCCTTATCAAGTCCCATCTGCTCGCCCCTCAGTACCTTCAAGTTGTCCCTGTATGTGTCCCGCTCTATCTTCATGTCCTCAAGCTCTGCCATCACTTCTTCCTTCATCTTCACCATTGATTCATACAGCCCCGTGACCCGCCTAAGCTCCACAGCATACGCCTCTCTCTTAATTGCTGCCTCTATGCCGGCTACCATTCCGTCACGAGAGCCGAACGCTCCGGTAATATTAGTCACCACACACTGTCCCGTGACCTTACCGTCAACCACTGACTGCACTACAAATTCTTTCTTATCCATCTTGTCTCCTTTGTTATTGTGTTCTTTCTCTGCTTTGCGTACCTGTGCCATTAACTTGGCTAATTTCTTTTCAATCTGATCAAGCACATAACTTACTGCTGCCTGATCTTTTTTCTTATAACTTTTTACAATTCTGTAGGATTGCCTTTCTGACAAACCTAAGTGCCGACCGATAATCTTAGGATTAGTATTTAGTTCTTTAATCCGGTTAAGAATTATTGGTTGATGTGGGATTTGCATATAACCTCCTTTCTATATATCACCAATATCAATTGTGATTGGGTTGCCTGTTTTAGTGTCAAACTTACTGACCTCAATCACATCATCATCACCATCTGCATAATACTTGCCCGTTTCATCATCATAGAATAATTCATTTTCTATTATTACTTTGGCATAATTCCTGCAATAACTGATATAATTACTGCCCTTACACGATAAACATTGCATTAGCTCTTTTGCTAACATACCAATTGCCCGTTCCTGTCTTCTCATATTACACTCCTTTTGTTTTATTCTTTCCTTTCCATGTCAGCACAATTGCCTGTGAATCACCTAATCTTTCAATTAACATAATCTACCACCTATAAGCATATTTCCCCTTTCGGAGATAAAACCAAACTTAAAGCTGTGTTTATATTTGTCAATAACTTTAAATGTTCCTGGAATGAGAAAATGAGACTGAAAACCAGGCAGCAGCTCAAGGATGATAAGTAAGTAAGTAATTAAGTAAGTTGGGTGGAAAATTGGTTATACAGGTGTACAAGTGGTAAAAAGTTATCCACAATCCTGGGACGTGCTCCCTACACTATGACTCTTATAATATTAATATAACTTATTAGTATAAATATATTATAAAAGATTTAATATAAGAAATATATTAAAGCATAGTAATAATAATATAAATACAAGAAGAGTTAATAATTATAAATAAAAGGCTATTTGCCGACTTTCAGTCACCGCAGCGCCTCTTGAGTTATAATAAGGGCTTGAAAGTAATTTGAAATGATTTGTTTTGCATTCGGCTTCTGATCTCATTTAATTCCTGATCTGAATAAAAAAAAGCAGCCAATCAATTAATGACTGGCTGCTTGTGGTTTGGTTGACTGGTTATTGGTTATCTATTCACTTGATTCCCCTGTAGTCAAGATAGTAATCATAGTACTCCCTGAACTTCTTATATCTTGTGTCCCCTGGTGTAACAATCAGCGGATCATGGTAGAAGTTACATATTTCATCACCAGTTAGTAGCTTCTGAATGTTACTCCAATCAGGATATTCAGTCCAGATAACTGATTTACCTTCAGTTCCGCTTAATGTTAGTACTATCCCAGCCTGATCACCTTTTACACTGATAGCATAAATATTGAACTTACTGCATTCATTGGGTGTAATAAACTTTCTCTCATGTAGGATATTGTTATTATCTCCCTTTACGTGGCAGTCCCTAACTATATAACAGAACCGCTTATTCAATATAGCAAACCAATTGCCGTCAATTCTCCAGGCTCCCTTTATCATTTCTCCCCCCTTCTTATACAGCTTACAAGCCTTAAGTTCAGTCCTCACATAGTTACTGGCATTGACCTTATTGATTGAGTTCTGGCTGTCTGATATTTCCCTATCCCTTAGTTTCTGGACAGTTATTCTTATTTCTCTCAGGTCATTCTTTAATGCCTGGTTTGCCTTTTCCAATTCTTCAATTGCTCTTTCTCTTGCGTCCATTATCTGCCTCCCATTTGGTCACTGCCAAGGGAATAGACCGACTTAATGTGATAACATGATCTACATAAAATACGTCTCAGGTTGGCTCCGGATCGGTATATTTTGCCCTTAATCTCACACCCGCACCAGTCACAATACTTTGGCTCTGGCTTTGGTTTATTAACTTTCTTGGTTTTTATTTTTCCTCCTTTTCCCCGTTACACCCACCTCCTCCCTTTATAAACTTTCTGGGCGACCACAATTCCACCGCGTAACTTTGTTTGTCTTTTGAGTACTTATCAAATGCCTCTATTGCTGACGCCTCATTATCAAAATTGCTTTTCTGCTGCCACATTGTACCTTCGTATCTCATTACGATTATCCACCTTTTTAGGCTAACTTCCATGATTATTCCCCCTTTATCGCAGCGTCAAGGTCGCTATAAAATTTGTGATCGATGACATTAAAATATCTTTCTGTTACGCAATTCCCCCAGCTTTCAGCCTTGATATAATAAACTTCCTGGTTGACTGTTTTATTGACGTGATAGTCTCTTAATGTTTGTCTGAAAAATGACATTGTTTTCCTTACGAAGAAGTACGGGGCATTTACAACCAATCTTTTCACATCATAAATGGTCAGTCTGTTTTCTTTCCAATACTTCAAGGTCAATTCCTTTTCTCTTTTGTTCATCTTATACACTCCTTTTTAAATCTAAGCTAACAATAAAATGGACGGGAAAATTGTCAAGTTCTTTTTCCCGTCCATGCAAGGGGTAACTTGCTATCATTTATACACTTATCCAATTAAGTTAGTAAGTAAGTAGTACAGAAGGTTGGATAAGTTGTAAAGTTTTTATCTGGTGCGATTATTTTGAAACGTCCTGGCAATATTGCTGCCTTGATCCTCTTGAATTGCTCCCAGTTCCTTATGTTCACCTGTACGTACTTTTCTTGTCCCCTGAAACATGGGAAATATACCTCGAGGGCAAATTTAGGATCGGGCATCATTCACCCCTTAAAATACTGTTAAAATTATTAACCATTAATTCTATAAGATCACCTATTCTATTACTTGTGTCATAAACTCTTAAAAATCCATCACGGGCTGCATTTCCTGCATTGATAATAATATAATCAATACATTCCTTAGATAGCTTTGGAATTACGGATTCTACCTGTTTTCCCACTTCGTTC